CTTGGCGTCTCTGTTTCTCTTTATTCAAACGATTATCTTGAAAGCATTATTGATTCAGCCGAGCAGGTAATTCTGCCGTTATTGACTGCCAATCAAAACTCAGTCGCCGCCGTTTATCTTCAAAACAATGTCGCCTATTACATAACACAGAAGCCCAACACATTCGTCGCTGGCCAAAGTGTCGTGGTCACAGGTTGCGTTCCAGCTACATTCAACGGAACACAGACAGTCACATCAAATTATTATGATCCATTCCCATATTTGCCTTTTGCATATCCGGCTCCATATTTCTACTTTACTTCTGCTATAACAAATAGTGATATTACATTTCGTCCGGTAATACCGGGCGGCGTTGCTTACCTATCCGGGGCAGACGCGGCCACGCTCTACGCGAACACCGACGCAGTCGAACAGGCGGTCACCATCGTCAGCGTTGAGATATTCCAGAGCGTGGTCGCTCCAGGTGGTCAGATTGAAGGCGTAGATTTCGCTCCGTCGCCATTTCGCATGGGAAGATCACTTCAAAATCGCGTCATTGGCCTTCTTGGTAATTACGTCGATGTCTCAACGATGGCTATGTAAATGCCTACTCCAACGTCAATCGCGACCAATATCAGAGGCACACTTGCCACTGCACTTGGATCAGTAGCTGCATCGGTTTATTCGACAGTGCCAGAAGCAGTCATTCCACCAGCTTGCGTTATCGTTCCCGATGCGCCTTATTTAGAGACGACGACAATCGGTAAAAGTACGGTACGCGTAAAAGTCAATTTGGTTGTCAGTGCCGCCGTTGCATATAACAACAATGCCGGAGCACTAGATAATCTTGAACAGTTAGTCATAAGCATCATGCAGGCGATGCCAACTGGATATGTTGTCGGAGATGTTCAACAACCGACAATCCAATCAGTCGGAGCATCTAATCTACTAGTGGCGGATCTCGCGGTCAGCACTTACTACACTCAAGAAACTATCTAAGGAGACAAAGAAATGCCAACAACAATAGTCACCGGTCGCGACATAGTATTCACGCTTGCCACCGTTAATTACGACGCGCAGACAACTGCCGTCACTCTAGTCAATGCACCAGTCATTACTACTTATCAGACACTTGATGGAAAAGCCTATAAACACATCGATGATCAATGGACACTCAATATCGAGCTTCTTTCAGATTGGGGCGTTGCATCATCACTCTTTGAAGCGATGTGGACTGCGTTCACTTCTGCTCCCAACACTGCACTTGCATTCAGCTTAACAACTGCAACAGGGGCAGTCTTTACCGGCAACGTGTTCCCAGTAGCACCAACTGCTGGCGGAGCTGCACCAGATGCACAGACAGATTCTTGGGCGATGCTTTGCTCAACGACACCAGTAGGCACATTCAGTTAAACTAACAGAAACGGGAGCACAAAATGAAACTACCAATCACAATCGAATACATGTCCGGCGAGTCAGGCACATATACGGCACAACCGCCAGAGTGGGCTAAGTGGGAACAAAAGACAGGCAACACAATTTCGCAGGCGCAGGAGAAGATTGGAATCTCTGATCTTCTCTTCCTTGCGTGGAATGCGATGAAGCGTGAAGCCGGTGGCAAGCCAATCAAGGGCTATGAAATCTGGTGTGAAACAGTAGCCGATGTGACAGTCGGTGACGTTCTCCCAAAAGTTACGCCGCCGGAAGCGTAAATCGCATACTCGTCGAAGTAGCAATAGCGACGGGAATCCCGATGAGCGAATGGACGACGGCGGAGCAGATTTATACGGCTTTCGAGATATTGGAGAAAAAGAATGGCGTTTAAGGCGACGAAAGGTCAAGGAACCTTTCGCATTGAAGTTGAGCCTTATGCGCTAAAGAATCTGATTTCAACACTCAATCTGCTAGACAAAGAAACGCAAGGTCGAGTCCGCGATGCAGCTCAACCGTTATCTAAACGTCTAGCTGGCCAGATTATGATGTTCGGACATGGCTCACCGACTCCACAGACAAAGCTTGTCTTGCAATCAATTGTCACTCCACGCGATCGATTGATTCGCGTCGATATTGGTGGTCCAAAGAAAGTCGGACGCGCCTATGGTGGACGACCAAGTAAAAGCGGCAAAGGCGCAAAGGTAGGACGCACTCAAGCTCCAGCCGGCGCACTTCTTTGGGGCTCAGAATATGGATCACGTCCGGGCATTGATAGAGCAGGGCGCAAATACACAAACCGATTCAAGGTTCCATATAACCGCGAAGGATTCTGGTTGAATAAAAGCGTGGACTTCTACACTCCAGTCGTTGCGCGGGAGTATATTTCAATCGTTCAGGGAATCATTAACGATTTGGGGCTCAAATAATGGCAGGCATTCCAAAGGTCAAGATTACCTTCGATGCTGACTTTGATGATCTCAAAAAAGGCATAAAAGGTTCACAGGCAGAAATCGAAACATTCTCCGACAAGGTTGGAGACTTTGGCAAGAAAGCCGCAGTCGCTTTCGGTGTTGCTGCTGCTGCTGCGGCTGCTTATGCAATCAAGATAGGTGTCGATGGTGTAAAGGCAGCAATCGAAGATGAAGCATCACAAAACAAACTGGCCAATGCTTTAGTAAATGCCACTGGTGCAACGAATGCGCAAATTGCAGCAACCGAAGATTCCATTCTCAAAATGTCTTTGGCGACTGGTGTTGCAGACGACAAACTACGTCCAGCGTTGCAGCGATTAGCAATTTCAACTGGAGACATCAGCAAGGCGCAGGATCTTCTTACTGTTGCCCTTGATGTCGCTACGGCCACTGGAAAGCCACTAGAGACTGTTGCCAATGCAATCGGAAAAGCCTACGACGGCAATACGGCAGCTTTAGGCAAATTAGGAATCGGACTATCTGCGGCCGAGCTGAAAACAATGACATTTACGGACGTCCAGCAGAAATTAACAGATCTTTTTGGCGGAGCTGCTGCTGCGAATGCAGAAACTTATCAAGGCAAAATTGCAATCTTGAAAGTTAGTTTCGATGAAGCCAAAGAAACTATCGGCACAGGTTTATTGCCAATGGTTACTTCGTTAATTGACTACATCAACAACAACGTTCTTCCAGCATTTAATGCTTTCGCTTTAGGATTTAGTGGCAAAGGAAAACTTAAAGACGGAATGACTAGCACTGAAACGGCTGCATTTGGTTTCGGAGAAACAGTAAAAGGTCTTACAACGTCATTGACTAAAATGTTTGGCGTGTTTAATAGCGAAGCCAATACAGGTCAAAGCTCTGGCTTAGGAAAGATGATTGGTTGGCTTAATACAATTATCGCTGCTTTGGATAAGGTTGTTAAGTTTGCGTCATACACTTTAGGTTTATTAGGTGTAATCACTGATCCAAGCAAGTGGGGCTTGTCTGCTTCTGAAACGCGTAGTCTTATAGAGTCAAAGATAAGCGGACAATCATTCGCTACGACAGGCGCGCCAGGTGCAATTCGCGGCGGTGGATCATCAGTGCCAGTAGTAGTCATTCCTTCAGGCGGAGGAGGCGGTGGTGGTGGAGGCGGAGGCGGAGGCGGAATTGCCTCAGCAGCAGCCGGTGCAATTAAGGTTGCAGCAGCCGCAGCAGGTGGAGGCTTTACCGATTCACAAAATGCGGCTCGTCTAGCTGCTATGGGCGGTGGAGGATTCACCGATTCTCAGAACGCTGCCAGAATCAATCTCACAGTCAATGGGGCAGTCGATGCCGAAGGTACTGCTCGCACAATCATCAAAGCTCTTAATGATTCCTTCTATCGTGGCACTGGCGGAGCCTCTGCACTTCAGGCAATCTAATGACACAGTGGGCTCCAGTCTGGCGCGTTGAAATTGCCGGCGTTGATGTTACCGATTCGGTGTTGGCCAATCTGACGATTACGTCAGGGCGCACGAATATCTACGAACAGGCTCAAGCCGGTTATTGCTCGGTCAATCTCATTATCTTCAATCAAGCTGCATTACCTTACGAAATCAATGACACCATCTCAATCGAAGTGCAAGATACATCGGCGGTTTATGTGCCAATCTTTGGCGGTTCAATCGTGGACATCTCTGTAAGCGTGTCTCAAGTCGGTTCAACGGCTTACACTCAAGAAGTCACCATCACGGCTCTGGGAGCCCTTGCAAGGCTTCAGAAGGCTCTCACAGACGGCGTCTTGTCTCATGACTTTGATGGCGACCAGATAGAAACAATCTTGCGCGAAGTCTTATTGGCTCAATGGCAACAGGTTCCAGCAGCTCTCACATGGGCAACCTATGATCCGACTGTTCAATGGCAAGATGCTGAAAATAACGGACTTGGTGAGATTGACACTCCAGGCAATTATGAGCTGGCGCAACGCTCATCAGATCGCATCATCATCTATGATTTAGTTGCCGCGCTCGCCAGTAGCGGATTAGGTTATTTATACGAGGACGCTTCTGGCCTTATTTCCTATGCTGATTCGACTCACCGGACAAATTACCTTGCAGCTAATGGATACACCGATCTCACTGCCAATCACGCGCTAGGTCAAGGCATCACCATTAAGACAAGGGCAGGCGATGTCAGAAATGACATCACTATCAGCTACGGCCAAAACTCGACAAATCAAGTCAGCGACACAGATTCAGCATCTATTGCAATCTATGGCGATTTATCACAAATCTTTACAACAACACTTCGACACCTACACGATGCCGAAGATCAGGCCGCGTTCTATCTGGCACTGCGAGCTTATCCGCAGCCAATCTTTGATTCCATAACCTACGCATTGACGAATCCAGAGCTAGACAATTCCGATCGTAATGCTTTAATTAATATCTTTATGGGTCAGCCAATAGCTTTGAATGACCTTCCGCCAAATATGTCGTCCGGCACGTTTCAAGGCTTTGTCGAGGGCTGGACTTTCAGAGCTTCTTACAATCAGCTCGACATCACTCTTCTTATGTCTCCATTGGCTTATTCGCTCAATGCTATGCGCTGGAATGACGTACCAATAACGGAAGCATGGAATACCGTGTCGCCGACTTTAGATTGGGCAAACGCTACAATCGTCTCATGATGAAAGGAACAAAGAATGGCTAATCCAACAACCTACTTCG